TATCTTAGCGGCATCATCAACGAATAGGCCGCTGCCCGTTGTTGGCGGCCCTGGCGGCCCTTGCGGGCCACGAGCAATCACTTCAATAAGATTATTAGCAGTGGGAGATACCACCACTTGATTGTTTTGTTGATTAACAATTACAGTGGCCATTTCATCCTCTCCACGTAAGGCCAGGATTGAAGAAAGCAGTGCCTTCTAGAAGATAGTATTTATCTCCGCTTGGTTCAGTGACCAACACGTCATATTGTCCTTGTTGTGCAACAATGCTAGTGCCAGAAGCAGAAAGTTTTAAGTCGAAGAGGCCACTTGCTTGCGCTAGCCATTCAGTAGTAAAATTCGCTAGTTTGCTTGTTCCATTGTTATTCCATAAAGTGCCACTGACAGTGTGACCGCTCATGTTGACAGGCGTGCCAGTGCTATCTTTATATTGAACAGGCAGCACAAAAGTGGCCCCTTGATGGATGGTTATGTCATAACGCCCAGGATCAGCCACTGTTTCTATTCTTCTTTGTTTCCATGGTAGCAATAAGCAGTGCCATATTCGTCGGCAATTGTAGTCATTGCATCAATAGCATTAGACGGGGCATAGCCACAAGCCATCATAAATTGGTAGAACGCTCGTACTACTGCCGTGGCATCATCATTGCTACAAGTGTGATTAATTTCTTGGTAGGAACAAAAACCGCCAATTGACTGTTCGTCAGAGAAACGATGGGAAAAGGAAATAGTATTGACAAAAGCCATGGAAAGAAAGCGAGGCTTTCGTAGGGTAGCTGCTCACGGGCTAAGCGTCAACTAGCTTTTGCCTTGCCCGCGCAAAAGCTTACGGCCATGACTAGGCTTGCTTCTTTTTCCATTGCCTTGCCTGGTAAGCTTCGGGGCTCCTGGCGTGTGCTCGCGCTTTAATGCTGCGCTACCACCTTTACTTTTGACTGCCATGATAAAAGCTTAGTCTAGTGCTAATCAATGCTATTGCCTTCTCCATTGTCTTTAATGGTACGGCTTGAGCCTGTAAAAGAATTGTCGCGAAGAGTGTTATTATTAGCGAAATCACCATTGTTCTTGCTACTACCAAAGGGGAATCCATCATCTGCGCTGCAATACATGCGCCCACCATTCCTAGAGCCAAGCCAAATGCCATGATTGTTCCAGCTTAATCCTGATAAGCTAATAGTATTGCCAGCAATGAAATTATTTCGTGGTGCTTGATGACGCACTGTACCGCCTTCTCCACAATTTCGATAGAGATAGATGCCGCCGTTAGGTGCTTGCCGAATGGTATTGCCAATGAGTTGGTTATTGGCAGAACCGTCTAAGGCAATAATTTCTCTTGGAGGATTTGCAATGGAAATGGAATTGTTACGAAGAATGTTATTGGCACTTTCAGCGTCTAAATAAATGGCCACACTGTCACTACGTCCATTGATGATGCTATCAACGAAAGAAGCATTAGTAGTACCAGGACCAAGATACAAAGGAATGCGTCCATGGCCAGTGATTGTAAGACCATAAAGCTTTGTATTTTGTGGTGCTGCTGCTTGTGCGCGAGCAGTGTGACCAAGACTTGTTGAACTTTCCTTCACGCCTTTTGCTTCACCATTACGCCCTAAACCAATGGTGCGAATGGAACCATTGATTTTGCAGCGTCTAATGGTGACATTACTGGCTGTGATTTGCAGCTCGGTAATTTTGCCTTTGTTAAATACTCTGCCATTGCAGTCAATGCTTTTGGTGACCTTGATGGTTTCGTAGGGAGTTTTTTCTGCTGGTGCGGAACAGCCGACCAGTAGCAACGCAAGTGGCCAGCAAAGTCGGATCATGATGCGTTAGTTAAAGAGCAAACTTACGAAACGCACGAACGTAATACGCATCTAAATTTTTCTGAGTAACAAGTGTGAGACCATCGCTAAACCTAATATAGCGAGCACTGGTGCTGGCGTCAGTCGTGCAAGTAGATGTCCAATGTGCGCCTGTTATAAAAGCCTCCGCGCCACCACTTTGAAAAGCTGCTGCTGATGTGAGTGCAGGAACGGCTAATCCATAATCGGTATTCCGTGCGGGCACTGCATAGGGATTCTCGCCGACATTTGTATTATTACTTTGAGTGGTAGGTTTCAAATTAAAATATGCAATTTCAAGTTCATGCCACGCTGGCAAATACCAATCATCATATCCACCAGCCCTTAAACTGGCGCAGTAATAAGCGGGGGGGCGTTCTTTATTGCTAGCAATGCTTGCAGTGTTTGCAGCGCCGTCAAATACGCTTAATGTCCCTGGGTCATTTGACGGCGAAGTAGACCAAAAGACAGCCGCTTCATTGTTATAACCAGTGGCACTAGGCGCCACAATTAAACCATGTGTCGGCACACTATTGGCCGTGTAACTAATATAACCAACAAAAAAACCTCCACCAAAAGGATCGCCAGGATTTACTGGTAAGGGTTCAAAAAACCCCCATTCGTTTCGCTCTGCTCTTGCGCTGACATCTTGAATAGACCAAGCCCCCGACAAGGAAGGATTACCTCCTGGCCTCCATGTGGGCTGTTTACCAATGTATCCACCTTCGTAGCTTGACATTTAATTGCTCCGTATTAAACAGTGATTTCCAAGCTTCCAACCGTGAAGTCAATGCCACTTGCAATAGTGGCCGTGGCACGCAGTTTTTCTCCTTGCTTCAAAATTAGCTTGTTGGCTACTAGTTCGATACTAGCATCAGCAGGCACTGTAATTGTATGAGCAATAGAAGAAAGCTTTGTATCTCCAGATGTGGCCACTTGCACACTTACATCAATTGCATCAGTGCCATTGATATTGGCAGCTAGGCAACTAAGTACGACTGCGCGATCATCAGCATTCCCAGAAGGTGCCGCATAAATGTCGGTGATACTGGTAGTAGTTAAGGCAGTGCTAGTGCGATTAAAAGATTCGGGCATGGCAACTCAAAAGCAAGGAAAAATAAAAGAGCAATTGCTCTTGATGAAAATCATGCTAGCGCAACAACAATCCCAAGACTGGGCCTGCTATTGGCAACAGCAAGAGCATTGGCAGCCGAGCCACTAGCAGCTACAGCAACAGAAAGGCCACTAGCAGCCACTCCACTAGCCGCCAGCGCTACACTCAAGCCACTAGCAGCTACTCCGCTAGCAGCAATGGCTACGCTTAAGCCACTAGCAGCCACTCCACTAGCTGCTACTGCTGCATCAAAAGCAATTTTTGCTGCATTAGCTGTGGCTGCGGCAGAAGCACTAACGCTATCAATGTTG